TGTGTTATTAATGCTGGTAAATTATTTGCAATTCCCTGAACCAAAGAAGCAATTATTTGCACTCCTGCAGTTATTATATTTCCTGCATTTGCGGATAAATACGAGACTATACTTGTGATTATCTGCATTGCTGAACTTGCAAAATTACCAACTGTTGCAGCTATTCCAGAAACAACATTTCCATTAATATCTCCGCCTAATGAATTAAGTGCTCCAGATATAGCCGGTATCGCATTTATAATCCCCTGTACAATTGCTCCTAATATTGTGGCTCCGCTTGACAGTAGGGATGGTAAATTAAGCGCTATTTCCGCTACTATTCCAGTTATAAATGAAGTAACGCCAGAAGTTATTTGGTCTGGGTTTGCAGCTAATCCTTGCATGATATATTCAATGATGTTTAATCCTACCATTAGCAACTGTGGAAGAATTGTTGCTATTCCACCCATCAGTGAAGTTATTACTTGCACTCCTGCTGTGCTTAATTGTGGAACACTAGAATTAACTGCATTTAAAAATTCTGCTATAATCTGAACTGCTGTATTAATTATGCTTGGTGCTTCCTGTGCAATACCTGTAAGCAGATTCGATGCTATACCTGCGCCTGCCGTTATTAATCCGCTCGTTCCTCCGTTAGTAAATGCATCTTGCAACTGAGATATTGCTGTTATTGCACCAGGTAATAAAGTAGATTGCATTGAATCTGTAATAGGCTGAACAACACTTCCAACTAATGTTTTTGCATTATCTGCGAGGGTAGAGAAAAGACCATTTATCGTAGTAGAAGATTTTTGCATTGCATTGTAAAACTGACCACCTTCTGCAGTTGCCGATTGCATAGCTTGTTGAACCATTTGAAAGCTTATCTGGCCTTTTGCCATTTCATCTTTCAAATCTGCCATGCTTTTTCCTGTCTGCTTTGAAATTACTTGCAGTGGATTAAAGCCTGCATTAATCATCTGTAACAAATCTTGTCCCATCATTTTTCCCTGAGACTGAACTTGACCGAATACTAATGATAAACTTGAAAACTTTTCTTTATTGCCAAGCGAAATGTCTCCAAGCATTTTTAAATCTGGCATTAGGTCGTTTACATTTGTGCCAAATGCTAGAAGCGTTTTTGAAGCATCTGATAAATCGCTCATTTCAAAAGGCGTTTGTGCGCCCATTACTTTTAGTTTATTAACCAGATCTGTAGCAGCCGAAGCACTTCCAAGCATAGTCTCAAAGTTTGCAAAGTAGTCTTGCATTTGCGAATTATACTTTATTCCAACGGTTAATCCTGCGCCCATAGCAGTAGCAACCCCAGCAATTGCACTTGAAGCTACTGCCATGCCGGCACTTGCAACAGAACCGATTCCGCTGAATCCTGTTTTTGCTAATCCAGATAATTTTCCTAATCCACTTTCAAAACCACTATTATCAAGTTTTGTGTCAAAATTTAGCGAACCGTCCGACATAATATCACTCCTTTTTTATATATCAAAAGCCTCCCCTATGTCCCTATCGCTCATTGTTTCCTGAGGCAGATCATATATTTTTTTAATTTTTCTGATTCGCTTTTTTTCTTCGGAATCTTTTATTTCGTTCAACTCCAGGCACCGATATCCTAAGCACTCTTTGATTTTTGTATCGTCTGGCATTCCATCAAAAAGGCTTTTAAACTGCCACCAGTGCATGGTTGATTCATAGAGCATAATTCCGTATGATTGTTTGAATCCTGCAATAATGAGTGCTGCATCATGTTCAAAATCAAGCACTGTCTTTTTACTTTTTTCCTCTGTTTTCTCAGATTTCACTGACATACAAAAGAACTCGCTTAATGCTTTTAATGCTTCCAGTCTATTCGGCGGAACTTTATCTATAAACCATTCCATTGCCACTATGGATTTTTCTGTATCAGTTAATTCCTTAGACTGAATCATTTCGAAAAATTTAATCCAATTTTTAAAATCGGTAAGAATCGGGTAATCAATACCATCAACCCTTACCGATTCTGGAAGCTTCTCTGTTAGCAGATTCAATGTTTCTTATTGCCATGGTAATAATATGGCTTACTGTTCTGCTGTGGCTTATTTGGTTTGTATTTATTCATAAGAGCGTTTGAGCTTTCTTTTGCATGGTTTATATCTGCTGCTATAAATCCAATAAAGCTGTCAACTGCTTGATTGCAAAGAGCAATGCTCGACTTTCCAGCAAAAATCTTTTCTCCTGATCCAGACCCAAGCACCATATCGAAATACCTGTAGAACACAGAGCACTGCTCACGAATAATATCTGATGTTTTTCCAACTTTTCGAACTTTCTTTTGCTCTGTATCCGCAAAGTTTCCAGCTTCTTCGACTTTGTCTAAAAAGTCTGCGTCCGTAACGTCTATTTCAAACTCGCTGTTGTTAAATTTCCATTGGCTCATAGGCTCATTCCTCCATTAATAAATTTATGTTGCAGGTGTAGAAGCTGATTTGACCGTGAAAGTAATTGTTTTCCACTCGTCTGTTGTGGTTGCTTCTCCATCTACTTTGCTTCCTGCTGTCTTAAAATTTCCTACGTATTGATATGCGTCTGTTCCTTTTCCGTCACTGTCCGGAATAACGGAATAGGCTCTTTTTGAAGCTTTATATGAGCCTGTAGCCGTTCCAGGTGTGGAAAAGTCTACAACTACAATATCCCGAACTGCGTCAGTTCCTTTCAATTCGTTATCCGTGATATTAATGATGTCACTGTGAACTGGATTGTTCGTGAACTGGTCAAATGTATACGCCAGCGCCGGACTATATCCTGTGATATAATCACGCTCCATAGATTCATCTACATATTTAGGTTTGTACTCGCTCGGGTTACTCGAACGTGACAAATCGCTAAAATTAGTCATTCGATTAAATGTAGTGGTTAAATTTGCAGTAACTCCATAGAAAGCGACTTTCCCACTTCTAAGGACTAATGTTTGTGTTTCTGACATGCTTTACCTCTCTTTCAGATAAGTTAATTTACACTGTATTTGATACTTTGCGGTTTGATTGCTAGCTCCATAAAAAACCAGATATCCGCTATCTATAATTTCAATTTTCTGACTTGTTTTTTTACATCCCAATATAGGAAGGTTTCTACTTTGATTCTGTTCTTCTATCCAATCTGAGAACTCTTCCAACCACGTTTCGTTTAGAATACTTTGCGAATCACCCTGATCAATATCATTGACGGATAAGAACGCAAACGAATATTGCATGAGCTTTCCACCATCTGTGTATTCTTTGATTATTGGGGCCACAGGTATTGGATATACAGCATACTCGATAGGCGAATCACTTAAATAATCAACCGATATTTGTGAATCTTTTAATTTCTCATATTCCATAAGAAATGCTTTTATTGCTTCGATTATCAATCTTTGTTTGCCTCCCTTTTTGCTATATTCAATATCTGCTCTTTTCCACCATTTTGCTTCATATGCTCAAACCATAATTCAGTTCTGCCGCCTGTATGTTGCATTGGAATGTAATACTGCTTTCTTGCATACGGAGTCTGGTATATAACCTCTCCGCTGCCTATATCCGTGTGTAAACTTGCACTGTTTTTCAGAATACCTGTATCAAACGGAACAAGTTTGTCAGACATTCTTATTACCTCACTGTCAATGACTTTTTGAACTCTTCCTTTGTCATTGACACCATGTGCAAGAATGATTTTGTCCTTATCCATATCAAGCTTGGCGGATAGATTAAAGAAATTGCTCATTTTGCCGTCACCTTCCAATGCTTTAATAATGGGGCATCTGTGTTATCAGTTATTGCAGATATGTACCCACACTTTTCAAAATCATTTTTTATATTTGTGTATGTATGCGTACTATCCACTTCCATTTCACATTCGCCGTAAACAATGAAATCTTTTGCGTTTAATTCATCTAGTGTCCAATAGTTATCCACATTTGATAACTTTTGAAAATCTACACGACTGATGAACTCATTAGATCCTGTGTCCGCTTCAGCTGGTATCTGTATTGTGAATGTCTTCGTGAAAACAACTTTTCCTGTTGTATCCACTGTTCTAATCGAACCAGATTCAAAAAATACATTATGAATCACGGTTCTTTTGTATTTTCCTGTTGCTTTATGAAAATTATAAATAGTTATTGTTGAATCTCTCATTTACCATCCACCTGCCAATCTAGTACCGATGGAGTCAAATATTGTTTCTTCTAGCTCTGCTTGCAAATCTGCATGTGTTTTTGTGTCATATTGTTCTACATATCCTCCATTGTTTATGGAAGATATTCCCTGCCCTACGGCGTGAATAGAATTAAAATAAAGTTTATTGCATACTTTAAACACGCAATCTTTCTGCTTATCCTCGCTTACTCCATCCCACATATACTTTGGAACAACATTGCCGATTTCTATTTCAGCCTGTGCTTCGACTGCGTTAAATGCTTTTTGCGGTATAGTGCTAGGAAAATGGGAGCTGTAATACTCCCAATCAATGATTGACATACAACTCCCCCTTACTATTGAGTAATTGTAGATTTATGAAGATAAATACCTGCAACTTTATTTTCATATGCATCTGCAATCGCTACCTGTCTATATCCATATTTGTATGCATCTGCGTCCTGGTTTGTATCCGGATCAATAATTTTTGTGTTTACACGCTTTGCAAACTGGATAACAGCAGTTGGTTCAACAACCATAAAGTTAATGTTATGAGCTCCTGTAGCTCTTGTGTATCCACCAGCTTCTTGCTCTGTCGCACCTGTAAGCTGTGAAATTGCTGTGTAAAATCTGCTCTGAGGCATTTCAATGATTTGTGAAAATCTATTTAGTACTGCCTTCGATTTTGTAGTATCCAAATCGTCTATAAGTCCTTTTAAGCCTGTTTCAATAAACAAAATCCTTGTATTCTCTGCGACTTCATCTGTAGACATTTTGCTTATTGCTGCTCTTAACGCTGAAATAGCCGCCGCTCCTGTGCTTAAATCTGCTGCATCTGTCGTGCTGATTCCCTCAAGTGAAGCATATTTTGCCATTCTAAACGCATCTAATTCTGGAACAACCTTAGTTCTTACAAACTCACTTGCAAGTTTTCCAAATACCATGCCCATTGTTTCAATATTATCCATGGAATCAATTGTAAACATCCGGCCACGGTCAAAATTGCACTTAACTGTTTCAAAGTTAAAATCTACACTTCCATTTACATATCCTGAAGATCTACTGTAATCTGCCAGCCCATCCATTGAAATCTTCGGAATAATTAATTCATTTGCATTCGCTCCCTGTGACACCAGTTCGCTTGCACCATCAAGCACATTTGTTTTTGCTTCCAATTTGTAAATTTCATCAAGCAGTGCAATGTACTGTTTAAAAAGCTCTATAGCATTTGCTCCCATTATTTATCTCCTTCCGTTGTCGGCAATCCCATAATTTTTCTCATGGATTCCGAACTATTGCCTGTAGAATTTCCAATATTTCCTATTGGACTTCCACTTCCTACTTTGTTCTCTGCTACTCCAAACAGCATTTTAC